CCTGAATACATTGCTACAGCACCTACTGCAGAAGTTTCTTTTTTCATGCGATTATGAAGATGGGGGGGCGACATCCACCCAATTTTTTTCCATTGCTGCAACCTTTTCAAAAAATGATTCATTCACTTCTCTTAAATTTTCAGGATATTGTTTTTCATCTATAAAATCTTTTAATGAATATAAATCAGTACTCTTTAATTTTTTCATCTCTTTGGTAGCATTATCATTAGCCTTAAGCGATTTTGCTTCATCTTCCGTTACACCATATTGCTTGCCAGAACTAAAATTATTAATAAAACTTGTTGTTGGGTTTGGGTCGTGATCTGGATTTGAAGGAAATGCTTTTCCATGAGCTTTTTTTCTATCACCATCTAATTTGCTGTTTTCAAAGATATTTTGACTATCTATGATTGCCATTATGATTCTCCGTTAAAATAAGTTTAAACAATCTTTTAATTCGAATGCTAATAATAAATTAATCATGCCTTCAGAGGTCAATGATTCTGCTTCAACAATGTGCAAAAATTTATCGCTAGCAAGTTCTAGTTTTTCTAAAATTTGTTCATCTTCAATTGTAATTTTTGTTTTTTCAATTTCATTTACTACCGCTAATGCTCTTTTTTCAACCCATCTTTTAAATGATTTTTCAGATGGAGTTGTAAGATATTTAATTAAACAATCATTTTGTTCTTTTGTAAGAACACCATTGTATCTTTCCTTGAATTTATTAAATGCAAACAACATAGCCATTCCTTCTTCTTCAATTTGCTCTTTAGACTTCATTGTTTTAAAATTATCAGCACTTTCATTTATTCTTTCAACTTCCTTATTATCAATTAAATGCTCAAGAACAGTATGCTCACAATTTAATTTTTCTTCAGCTGTTAATTTTTGCCCATCATATAAGCATTTAAGACTTGCATACAATTTATAATTTTGAGCTTTGCTTGCGAATAATTGTTTTTTATTTTCTATAGAACTTATTTCATGTAATAGNTTATCTATTTCTCTGCCTAATTTATTTTCATCTATTTCAGCTGCTTCTTCTAAAATGTATTTTAAGAATCTGTCGGCATAAAAATAATTGTTTGTTTCTCCATACAATATTGGAGAATACACTTTGTTATAAACTTCCTTAATATAAGTATCCTCAAGGAAATATTGTCTTATAACAGAAAATATATTTCCTGCCTCTTGAACGTTATCATTAGTAATGTGCTTAGAAACCTTATTATTTAACAGTTCTAATATGATACCAACATTCCTTGTTTTGTTGTGTTTCATGTGTTAGTCTCTTTTAGTTTTATTGCCTACGTTATTCTTTAAATAAATATATTTCTACTGTTGATATGTTTCAGAAATTTTATTTTTAGTTATTCTAATTCTTTTAGTTGGAACATTGTTTTTCAAGCTTTCAAATATTTGTTCAACTTCACTATCGAATTTCATGATATCAGATATATTTCTTGAAAATGGATCAGCCTTCTTTTTCTTATTTTTAATTAAGCTTTTATCTAAATCATCATCATCAATTGCAGCCTCTTCAGGCGCGCCTCTAGCACCTGGAATGTCTTTGGTACCTGCTGCATCTGGTACATGGGATGGATTAGGGCCAAATGAATCTACGTCGTCATCTTCCTCACCTCCTTCAACTTCAGGTTGACCGCCTTCAGATGCTGGCGTTTGTTCACCTGAATTTTCTAATTGATCTAAAATAAATTTCTTTCTTGCTTCATCTAGCAATCTTCCATCAATTTCAGTTATTTCATTGTCGGTTAATCTTAAAATTTCCTTTTGAACATGCAAATCAGAAACAAGATGTGATTGAGCCATGCTTTCAGCAACACTAAATCTTTTATCCATCAAATCTAATTGCATCATTTCCATTACAATAGATGGATTTGTTAACTTAAGATTGAAATTATAAATGTCTTCTTCATCGAATCCTCTAAGATGCAAATGAATCAAACCAATTTTAGCAAGTTCTGATACAACAATTTTTTGAATTCTTTGAATAGTTCTTGCAAACTTTATATCTTCTTGGGCTAAAGTTCCTTTTCCAGATAAATCTTCTTCAGCAGTAAGATAAGATTTTGGTACGCCCATTGCGATAAATAATTTATTTTGTATGTATTCAATATCTTCTATATCACCTTGATTTGTTCCACCTGGAAGGGTTTCGATTTCAGAACCTCTATCACCACGAACTGGAAGAAAGAAATCTTCATCAATTGACATTGGATTGTATCTTAAGTCAATTTGTCCTGTACCTTCAGTTATAAGTGGCGTCCTTTTAAGTTTATCTCTAACCTGTAAAATATAATTTTCAACTTGATTTGGCGGAATATTTGCAACATCAATTTTAAATACTCTTCTTTCAGGGGCTCTAGTCATTCTATAAATTAACATAGCATCTTCAGCTAATTGAAGTTGCTTCCATATTTTTCTGCCTGAATCTAAAGCTGATCTACCGTATGGTAAAAATCTATCATCACCTAATATTCTCATATGTGATATTTGATAATTTTCGAATACTGTATTTCCTTGAGCAAGCCATTTAAACCTTAATGAATTAGGGTCTCCGTTATATCCTTCCTCTCTTTCAATTTCCATAACTGGCAATGAAATTGTTCCAAGTACACCATCTTTTTCAACAACATCTAGAAGATTAAAATGATCACCAAATTTACACATATTTCTAATCCAGTTCCATAAATGAAATTCAATATCAAGCCTTGTATAATAAAGTTCTTCTAATTCTCTTCTTATTCTATCATCTTCTGTTTCAATTTCTAAAACTACTCCACTTTCGCTATAAGTTACAGAGTCGTCTGCATAAATATCAAGTGTTTTTGCTATTTCAGGCGTTTGATCCATTTCTTCATAATCTTTTACACGTTCAGCTCTTTCAGCCGAACCAATCATCGCCTGATTATAAAGTGATGTTGCCGCCCTTACAAATGTATCAAATGCTCTTTTTTGCGCACGTTGCCCAGGACGTTCAGTAGGAACTTTATATGAAGCTCTTCTACCAATAATAATTTTTTTTAGCGAGTTAAATTTATCCGCCATTTATATCATTTCCATTGTTATGATTTTTCAATATTTTTTCTATTCTTAGTAATTGTTCTTGATCAATGCTTGGTTTCATTGTAGCTAATCCAAAATTTAATAATGCAGTTAATACTATTGCTGCTATACTTCCCCACATTGCAGCTTTTACTTTTAACGTTGCAATTTCTATTTTTATTTTTGTTAAGTTATCATTTACAGTTTCTTGCCAATCATCTATTTTTTCTAAACTATTTAGGACAAGATTTTGATATTGAGACCATTCATCATTATTTTTTTGATTCTGGTTCATTAGATATTTTTTCGCCTTTCTTTTGTAATAAGCTTTTCATTTTTTCTAAATTACCATTTGATCTGTATTTTTTGTCTGCATAAGGTTTTTCTAAACTTTCTTCTATAAATTTCTCTATAAATTTCATTTATCTTTCCTTTTTAAAGAAGCCACCTTAAATCTTCTTGTCCTGAATTTAAGTTCATTTTAAAATAATCTGGCAGTTGAGTTCTTGCATTTTCAGGCTTAATAACACCACTATCGTATGGGCTATTAGTATGTCCGATACTTTCTAAAAGCACTTTTTGAATTTCACCGCCAACAGAATTCATTCTTATTGATGTACCTCTAATAAATACGCCAATAGCTAACGCCATTATTAAATCGTCATTATAGCTATCCATAGCTTCTGGTTTTCCATTTTGAAAAACAAATGTTTCAAACTCTGAAGTTAATCTAGAAGAATGAATTATGATATCATGGTTTCTTATATCTTCTTCAATTCTTTGTATCATCAAAGGACGAGTTGTTGAAGATGTTGTAAATCCAGGTATCATATTTTTCTTTGACCTATCCCAAGGATCTGGAAAATCTTGTGATCTTTCTGAGTCAACAAATTTTCTTGTTTTATCTGACCAATATATATTGCTATACTCTAAATCAATTATTTTTTGTATCGATGCCCATCCGTTGTTGTTGTTTTCCACGACCAAAAGAGCGTTGTTATATTGCATAGCCATTTGAACCAACATTTTACCAAATAAGTCAGTCGGTAACTTGCCCTTGTATTCAGCAACTTGTTCATAATTTTCAGTATCAATGACTTGAGCGGCAGAATAATCGTTGCCATCGCCTCTAGCAACATCAGCAGATATAATATATTCTCTACCATTTTGTGGATATCTCCATATCCAAAAATTTTTATCAAAAGCTTCTTTCATTATTGGTTCGCATATATATGGATTTTGTGATGGGTTTTCTTCATACCATTTCATATCCATTGGATCAATAACATTATTACCTGATTGTAAAAAGTCACAATCATGTTCTTGGGCAAAAGCTCTTGTACCTAATTTTCTTCTTTCATTGGCAGCCCATGCATCATCACGATCTGGATGTAATGACCAGTGTAATTTGATTGGATTGAATCCTATCATTTTTCCGCCAACTTCTATTTTTTGACCAGCAATCGCATCTGAATATTGTTTATGAAACCAATTACCCATACCTTCTGGAGTGGATAGCGCTATACAATCTCCGCCTGTAGAAAGTGTTGGTTGAGCAGCAATCCATATATCATCCATACCACGAATAATTGCAGCTTCATCAACTATCAAAAGGCTCAACGCCTCAGAACGTGCAGCATCTTTCGTGGTTCCAGATGCTTGTACTTTTGAGCCGTTTTTTAATTCAACGCTTTGTCTATTATCAACACTTTGTTCTGGTTGCATCCAAACAGGCAAATTAGCAAGGAACACTTTTACTTTTGCCACTAAGTTTGTAGCTGTCTTAGCTTTTGTAGCAAGAATATAAACTTCCTTATCTTTGAAGAATGTTATCATCCAAGCAACATACCCAGCGCATAAGGTAGATAAGCCTAATTGCCTTGCCTTTAATATGATGTTGTATGAATTTTTAAGAAATTCTTTTATGCAATCATCTTGAAAATCCCATAAATCAAATTTTAATAAGCCTTTAGTTGGATGTCTTACTTTTCCATAAGTTCTTAAAAAATATATTGGGTTTTTTCTGCATTTTATGATTTCTTTAACTTGCTTGGACGTAAGTTTCATATATGCATAAGTTCCTAAATTTTTGTAGTATATAATACAATAATAAATATATCACACAAAAAAAAAGAGTCCGTTTAAGGACTCTTCTTAATTTTCAGCTTATTTTGTATTTTTATATTGCCCTATTTATCCACCGCTTGCATGCTTATTAAGATCTTTTGCTGCATCGTCTTTACTTCTGAATGATTTTTTAGAATAATCATCCGTCCATCTATTATTTTTTTTCATCATCAGATATTTCGCCTAAAAATATCTACCACCATCCTCTTCTTCATATGTAAATTCTTTTGCCTCTTTAACAATACTTCTTAATTTCATATTAATATCTCTGCTTAAATGTTTTTTCAGGAACAATTGCAATGTTTATAAAACT